TCTTCATCAGTTTGATCTGCTGTAGCGTTACTCTCTATACCTGACAGCTTATTTTTTTCAGCATCACTAAAAGCATTGGTATCACTTTCACCTTCATATAAAGATTTTATTTCTGCACCTGTCTGATCTGCGGTAGCATTGCTCTCTATTCCATCTAATTTTGTTTTATCTGCTGAACTCATTGAACCAGCAGCAGATGTTGTAGCTGCTGAAATACTGATAGCTGGAGTTGCACCACCAGAAGAAACTATAGGGGTTGTGCCTGTAACTGAAGTAACACCACCAGCAGAACCAGA